ACTTAGAATAGCTCTCGTTTTATCTACTCCTTTCCCTGTGGTATGTCTTTTAACTTTCTTCCACTTACTATCATCAAATCCTTGACGAGTGAAGTTTCCTTGGAAATGTTGCTTTGCCATGAAGCCAATCGCATCGGGCAAGTCAGCTTTCATCCTTCGAATCTTAACCCATAAATTTCCTGATATCTGATTAAATGAGTTGGCCATTATAGTTTCGGTATAGGTAGATTGAAATTTTGTTTTGCAAAACTACGGTATTCTTTAGGAATTTCAGCAAAATATGGATGATGTTTGTTGAATATCTCTTTCGTTTCTCCAATGTTGTGCGCAAACAAAGGGTTTGGAGTGGTCAAGTTATCCGGCTTTTTGCTCAACACCGCCTCGTCTTCCATTAACGGCTCCTTGTGACAACGGCACCTATAATGTTGCTGTGGGCTGTGAATCTTCCAAATAGGGTCATCAATCAATGCCACATGTCCGTTCATCTGCTTGCATATCTCTGCTGTATTAGCGTCCATAAATGCAACGTAACGAGTCATCGGGAAAAACTCTTTATTCTTAATTAAAGAGATTTCATCCCGGCAATTTTTAGACTGAACAATACAGCTGTCGTATTCGGTCTTCAACCAAGTGTCGCAGTAAGAAACGCCAACACTTTGTGCCCGTTCCTTAAATACATCAAATGGCAGTATCTTATTGCCCTCAACAAGAAGCTTTTCGCAATCATAAACAAAATTAAACGTCTTGGCGCCCGAGAACAGGTAGACGTTACTTTTCAATAACTTTATTGACTCGTAGTCGGTTTTATTGTACTTAAAGCCAAAGCCATCATCAACGCCTTGGGAAAACTGGCGCCCAAACTTTAGATACACCCAATTGGGCAAGCTTAAGCGTGTAACCTCTCGATTCCAAACTTGATATAGGGCAATATTTATTTCTTCAGCACTAAACAACGTGGTCGTATAATTTATTCATTGAATCTTGTAAACCTTTTCGATCTGCTGGCATTGCCTCGGCTTTTCTTTTAACCGTGAACCCTAACACCTCCGACAACTCCGCTTCGTCTAGGTCAAATCCTGCATCACTAATGCTTTTTACCCAAGCAGCGGTTTTGGTATTGAACTCGGCTCGTTCGTTTCTCTCATGCTCGATTTGTTCATCGTTGCTGTACTTAAAGCATGTGCCATCAGGAATATTGAACCCAAGCAGTCGTAATTTATCAAGAAATTGGTCGTTTATTACGTCCTCAACAAATTGCCCGTCATTCATTGCCTTTTCCTTAAGCGACTGCAAAGCATTGTCGTTATTCCCAAGCTTGCCGGGGGTAGAATCTAACGCATCGGTATGGCCAAGCATGATTTTTGAAATCAAAGCTTGAAGGCGCTTTTCGTAGTTATCAAACGAATTGTAAGCCGTACCTGTATTCTTGCTTTCAACGAATGAGATTTCATCCAAGAAATCCAAAACGATTGCAGCACTTGAACCGAATGAGGAAAGGTCTTTTAAAAACTCTTCACGCTCAACCCTGTCTGTTTTGTTCGTCTTACCAATGGTAAGTGGCGTCATGAACTTCTCAACAAAGTCAGAGTTATACCCCAAATTATTACGAAGCAGTATGGCGTACAGTGACACTGGGTAGAACTCCCCGAATCCACAACTTGACCGGCTTATGTTGTCCGGCGTTGTTACCCACATAGTCCAAGGCTGAATTTCTTCATCTGTAAATTTTAATGCCGGGTTGATGTTCGAAGGGATACGGTTAACACCGCCTTGGTCCGTAGTGAACAAACCACCAACGTCAGGCATGCAGTTTTCACGGGGGATAACTTTCAATCCTGTAAGGTTTCCTTTCGTGTCAACGCCTCCCCAGTTAAGGAAAGAGTACCCAAAAAATTTGGCATCTAAAATATCGTTCTGCAACTGCGTAAACCAACGGGTATTGAACATCTTCATTAACTGCTCGTTCTCTTCATCTTCAACGCCAACAAAAAAATGGCGCTGTAATGTCATATCAACTCGCTTATTATAGCAGGCAATAACATGACCATCATCTTTAGTATCGGCGTACATCTTCTGCAATCCAACACGGCTCGGGAAATATGCCCTCTCTGCCCAGCTTCTTACGTCACGCCAGTTCTTCACGTCTTGGCGCTCACGCATTACTTGAAGCCTGAACATGTGCGACTTGGCAATGTTAGCGTATTCTGGAGAGGTTAATTGGCGCACTCTTTCCTGTGCAGGGTCTTTCATTCTTACTAATTTCAAAGACATGCTAGTATGTGTTAATATTTTTTTCGTTACTTGTTATCATTGTGCGTAGTCCCTGTACCTCCTGTTTAACGGGGAAGTTTTCAAGCGTTGCATTTCCATGCATGAAGTCGTCTAGCTGTTTTAACGCCTCGGTATTGGCGTTTGCTCTTGCGATAGTTATTTTTTGCTGAGCAAGCCTGTATTGTATTTTATAGATTGCCAAATCAATTACTATATTAAAAATCTGCGAACTCCTATTATCACCCGGCGTGAAATATGTTGTATTTGTTGGCAAAATACCCGTTGTAATGGCAGCACTTGTTTTTGTACCCCAATAGCTTGCCCCGTTCACTTTATCGTTAGGAAGCACACCTTTACCTGATTTAATGGCGGTATAGTAATACCCTTTGTAAAATACTTGATCACCAATTGCATAGTAAGTAAGCGAGTCATACCATTCTTGCAATACTATCACGTTAAACAAATCGTAACGAGTACCAAGAACGGTCCAATATGTAGCATTTCCCGGCGCTTGTGTAGTATACCCGGCAGTTGTTGCTGTACGGATATACACTTTACCATCAGTGTACAATACCAATGAACTTGCAACGTAAGCACCGGAAACAAATGCAGAGGCGTCTAAGTAAACCAAGTCGTCGGCTGTGTACGTGCTTAATGGCGACCATACATGAGTGTCTTTAAATTCCTCATCACAATCCCAACGCTGCACCAAGACACTGCGGACTTTGTCAATTGCCCATTGTTCAGCCTGTTTTTGTACAAGCGGATTTGCAGATATTAACTGATTAAAGTCCCTGTCTTGGATGTGCAGTAGGTAGTCGATGTTTCGGATGTAGTTGCTCATGGTCCAAATATAATAAATTAAAATGAATTGTTCCTAACTCTTTGCGGCGCAGTTAATGGGCGATTTACTTCGTGGCGTCTTAAGAATGTGTTGTACTCGGTATTGAATGCCATTGTGAGAAAGTAACGCTTGGCATCAGTACAGTGTCCAAACTCCTGATAACTTTGCCCCGTAGCCTTAATCCGTATCATTTTCTTAAGAACACCACGGTTATTGTCTTCAAGTGTATATTGATAATCATGTATAGACTTAACGCATTTTTCGTCTATTAAAATATCCAAGTTTGGAACAGCGCCCCTGTAAATGGCATTAACGAAGTCGCCCGAATCGGCAACGCTCGGATTTATGTTTGGAAGCCTTAGCACGGGTCTATACATTGCAAGTTCCGCCATGATTTCGGTAAAAAAGTTTTGCCCTTTCTCTTTGGTAGTGTTGTCTTTTAATGAAGTCCTATCACCTGTTATCACAAGACCATGAACGTTTGATGCTGGGTAGCGCTCACGGAATGTCCTGCAAACATGAGCAACCCTGTTTTGTGGGTCGGGTAGACATATCTCGTCAATTTGCCTTGGCTTGCCGTTTTGGATTTGCCAAACCTCGCAAGTAATGTAAGGTAGCAGGTTTTCATCAAACGACAGGTGTATTGGTTGCGTTGGGTCAAACTTAACTTTACCAACATGAATATTGGTGTTGAAATCCTTCCAAAATTCGCCACCAGTTCTCAAGCGGCCCCAATTACCAAGGGCGTAAATTTGGTAATAAGTGAAATCTGTAATCTTATCTTTCTCGAAGTCGGCAATTGTATGCTTATCAACAAAACCACCAACCAAGTTTCCATCCTTGTCGTGGCGTCCAACAATGTAATAGTTGTTTAAGTACGTAACTTTGTAGATAACAAAAGAACCGTCAACACTTACGTGATGGCTTGATAAATTGGTGGTCAACTCTTGCTCAATAAGCTCGTACGAATCAAATAATTTTTTAAGCCAATGCTCCTCGGATATCGGGTTAAATATACCAATGATTTGTTGCCCTTTCATACCCCTTAGACGCTTCCTTACTTGTTTGAAGTCTAATTCATCAAACTGACTTATCTCTTCAAGTACAACACGCTTAAATCCGGTTAAACCTTTGATTTTTTCGCTATCATCCAACCCACGAAAGCGAACGTAAGCGCCTGTAAGTAAGCACTCAATATAATTTATTTGACATTTAAAAAACTCATGCAACCCCCACTCGTTGATTATCCCAACAAAATCGCTGTAAATAGAATCTTTAATATCAACCCCATACTTACGCAGAACCATGGTATTTTCATTGATGGACAGCATGCGTACAATAATAAGCTGAACAATAGTATAGGTTTTAGAAGCAGAAGAACCCCCATAAGGAAATATGAACCTTACATCATCATTTTTAAAATCCTTTTCAAGATGGAAGTAAAGGTCATTAAACAAATCGGGGTCGATTCTTATTTCTAAATTATTCATCTTTCTTTTTGTAACTAATCTCAATTACACGGGTGGTGTTGTCGTTTTTGTTTTCGCTTTCAATAAACTGCATCGAAAGCTTCTTAAGTTCCTCTGGTGTTGCAATCAATTTCATTAGTGCCATCTGCAATGCAGGAGCGTTTGACTTGTACCATTTAGAACGCATTGACACCTTTAGTTCGACTCGGTTTGTTTCCAGTAATCCTTTTAGCTCCTCCGATTCTTGCAACTTCCACTCATAGAATGTAGACGTTGAAATTGGCAAAAATGAAACGATGTCATCTATAAAAAATAATTTATGTTTGACTATCATTTCTTTTGCCTGTTCAAATATTTTTACTTTATCGTATGCCATGTTGAATTTTTTATTTATATTTGCCTAAGTAATAAGCGGTGTTAGTGTAATGGTAGCACACTTAGCAATCCAGTTAAGAGGTAAAGTTCGAATCTATTGCACCGCTCGTATTGTCTTTAATTAAAAACTCTCGCTCCTGCTCTTCGGTAAGGTTGTCGGCAATAATTACAGGAATTTCTTTTAACCCTGCTTCCTTACATGCTTTATATCTCATATTGCCCCCTAAAATAATCATATCTTTATTTGCAACAATAGGTCGGATATTAAGCATTTCGGGGAAGTCTTTAATCGACTGCACTAATTTTTTAAACTTATCGTCTTTAATTAATCGAGGATTGTTAGGGTTAAGCTTTATTTCGGATATTTTTGTTTTTATACTATTAATAAGTCGATATTACAAAATATTTTTAATTGTTCCATGATAATTCTTTTATAAAATATTCGATTATTGTTCCATGATGCTTAATAGCTTCACCTTTTGAGACTCTCCAACAAGTACCCTGGTGCAATCCAAGGCACTTGTCTAGCTTATCAAAATTTATAGGCTTTTCATTAAGATACTTAATCAATTTTTCTGAATTAGTCATTTTCGGTTGGGATATAACCTTTAAATACTAAAAGACCTATTAATATTTTTCTTCTTTCTTGCTTAGCTTTACTTGAAATTTCATCATAAGAATATTCAAATACTGAATTCCAATTTTCAGGTGATGAGTCAAAATCCATTAAAAAATAATCAGCAATATTTTCTTCTGATTCTCTAGCATAATTTATATTTTCAGAAATAGCTAAATCAAAAGCTGATTGATAGCAAATATTTTGTTCTTCGATTGATAATTTTAATATATTTTCCATGATCTTAATTTTTATGTCTGTGCTTCATTGCTTTCGACATAACAAAGATAAGAAAATAATTTAACATTACAATATATATTGTAATTTATATTAAATTATTTTTATTGCAACATTGTTGCATATTTTATTCTAACATCAAACAAGGCACAAATATAGTATCCCCGTCAATTACTTCAATCTCGTATGTGCCCATTTCGTACGACTTTTTTAATGTCAGGGTGTAAGACTTGTCGCCTCTTGGCACTAATTTCAAAGTATTTTTTTGATGTGCTGATATTGATGCCCGTTTGATTTGTATTCCGTCTTCAAAATATGAGACTATCACTTCTTCTTTTGGTTCAAAAATATCGGAATGAAAATAGACTGATGCTTGGTTTGATCGTTGTCTTCGGTATACTGTTGCTTTCATTTTATGTCAATGCTTTTTAGGAATGTAATGAACTCTTCTAGTGTTCGAATTATAATGTACGGAAAACCCTCATTTTGTATGCATTTCTGCCATTTTTTTTGCTCTTCGTGCTGTCTACCTGTCAGCGTCTTTAATTCGAGCATATACGCCGTTTTTTGGTAATACAAAACTAAGTCGCTCCTTCCTGCCTGTAATCCTAGTTGTCGGTTCTTATTCCCATCAAGTGCGTTTGCGGAGTTGTTTAGGTTGTAACAAAGGCACCCACGCAAATTTGGGTAATTATTATGGAAATAAACGTAGATACTGGCATGTAATTGAATTTCTGCTTGTTTTTTCATAAAAGGTAGTAGGGAGACTTTTTAGTTAACTTATTAATTATTAGCACTTTGTGTCAAAAAGTAGTAGGGTAGTAGGGTAGTAGGAAGAAATGAGTTACTTATTCCAGAGCAAAAAAAACTTTTTTTAAAATAAAATAATATTTTTTTCTGTGGCTACTAATTACACTTTCTTCTTACTACCCTACTACCTTTTTATATATTCTTTATATATTTATATTAAAAGTAGAGTAGAGTAGCTTTAAAGGGCTTCCAATCTTGGTAAAGTGGTAGTAGGGAGAAATCAATTCTTCCTACTACCTTCCTACTACCCTACTACTTTTCAAAAAGGCGTATCTTCCTGATTACTAGACATAACGCCTTTATTGTCGTATACTTTATATACTTTTAGCGGATTTCCATCAATTTTCTTAGTCGTAGAATCACCGAAAATGCGCTTTAATTCAGCCCCGAAAATTTTCATATTTTTTATGGTCTGTTTAGAATGCATTTCTATTTCGTTCTTAATTGCTGTCGCTGTCAGCCATCGTTCCATGAAGCCTGTGGCGCTGAATTTTGATAGGATAAGCTCGCGCTCAAATGCGATGCCTTCGAACTCTGGAGTAAGCGAAGTCAGGGCGCTGAACTCTTCTCGGGTTAGATACCATTCTTCGCCGGACCTGTACCGCCTGTAACACTCCATGAATAGTTCGTCCTTGTCGATGGAGTTGAACAGGTCGTGGTTGATGTGAAGGACGTTGACTGGTAGAATCCTAGTGTTGCCTGTGGGGTCGTTAATGATGTTGTGGTCATTTGAGGTGCCCCCAAGCACTGCGAGTCGCTTATAGTCTTGGTTTCCTCGCCCGTAGGCTTCACGAAGAGAAAACACTTGCTTAGAGGTTAGTTCCTTGAATCGTTTTTCGTCTTGCTTGGATTTACCTCCCATTTCGTCATCGACAACTATTAGCTTTTGGCACATAAGAAGGTCGTCGTCCTTGCCTGCGTCAAGCTTGGATTCTGCGTAGTACTTCTGCAGGTCTTTGGGCAGGATACGGCGAAACCATTCGGTTTTTCCTGTACCTTGTCCACCGACAAGCGAAAGGACAGAGCGCACGGGATTACCGTCATAGGCGGCAATAAGCGACATCATCCACTTTTTTATGAATATATGGTAGTTCAGCGTGTCGCTGTGTATCGTTTGGACCAATGCCGACAATTGACCATCCTTTTTTCTGTGACTGTTTTTGTTGATGTATTCTGTTATGGGGTTAAATTCGGGGGTAAAGTCTGACTCAATAATCCTGTCGATAAGGTCGAAGGTTACGTTTGGCGTGTTGAATGTTGCACGTGCTCGTAAGTAGATAGAGTTAAGCTTTGACTTGTTTACGGGAAGCCCGGTTTCTTCTGCTTGGCCCGTGAGTACGTTTCGTTTGATTGGATGGTTGACACTAAGCCACGCCATAACGGATTCAATAAGTTTCTCGGGGTCGGAAGCTATTGCAGCAAGGTCTAGGTCATCACGGTTGTAAACTTCGTCTACATACTTTTTCGCCTGTTCAGGATTTACGCCTCTAAGTTCTACTAACTGCGTGACAACGCCCTCTTGACTACGCCCTGATTTCTTGGCTATGGCTACGTCTCGGATAAAGCTAGTGTCTGTTTTGGGGAACGTGGCGCCAGCCTCTTTCAGCATCCAGTAGAATGTTCCAACACTTACGCCGGAATTGTGGGCGCCTTTCAAGCATATATCAAACTGCTTGTCACAGTGGCTTTGGTTATATTTTTCAGAGATGGAGGCTAGTTGATGAAACCACGCCCTGCCCGACTCTCCAAAGCCTGAACAAATAGCAAATCCTAGGCGCAAATATTCGTCATATGAGTGCGCAATGTTTGCATTTACCGAGCGGATAACGTCTGAAATTACACTACCATCTAATACAATCGGCAAGGATTTTATTTTAGGTTGCTTTATTTCCTTGTATGAGGAAACCTTCGACTTCTCGTTAAGATAAAGATTCGGGTCGAACGATACGTATCGAAGAGAAGCGACGTTTTGAGGTGCGCTGTCAACTGTAATTCCGAAAGCCTCAAAATAGTAAGAGCGAAGAAAGTTAAAGCTTGCCTTGTGGTGCTCTTTGTTGATTTTCACAACGACGGCCATTCCGTTGCCTCCTACGCTCGTGAATAGTGCGTGTGTGTACTTGTCGTTTATTAGCGCAGTCCTGTCGGTGTAGTTGTCAATATCAATGCAAATAAAGCCACTGTGTGCGACAAGTTGGTTTTGGTTTCTGATGGCAAAAATGCCGGAAACCGTAACTGAAGGAAGCGTCCGTTTAAGGTCGCTCTTTTCTGTTTTCGTTGTTGCTACTCTGATGGATTCAACCTCTGTTTTCCAAGTTCCGTATTTTATGGCGCTTAAAAGTTCGTCAATCTCGACGTTTTTCTCGGAGTGGTGATTACTACCCTTTTCTCGTGGAATAGGGCCAAACATAGAAATTTTACTCATGTAATCTGGGCGGATTAAAATGTTAAATTATGCGCTTGTCTTTGAAAAATTTGTCGTCGATTTTTTCAAGTTGTGAGTTTACCCAACCTGTTTTATATCCGGCAAGTTCTGCATAGGCGTGAACGCTTTCGGCTCCCAAGCTACGAACAATTCTCCATAAGTATGTTGCTTTTTCTGCTTTGTTTTTTTGAAGTTCGTATAATTCATTGACATTTAGCGAACTAATCCAACGCCCCTCATATTCTTTTGGCGACCATGGCGCAACCTCTACCATTACGCCTTCTTTAACTTCTGCTGATTTTTCGAATACGTGATCACAATAAGCGCATGTCGTCACAGTGGCATGAAGTATTGCTTCGCATCCTGGACATACTTTGCACGGGGGAATACCTGCAGCCTTTTTCTTATTGCCTGGTTCTTGGAGTGTCCAAAATCGGGGCTCGTTCCACATGCCAAGTCCGACTCGTGTATGATTTCCTCCGAAGTCAAGAAGCATGAAATGAGTTTTCCCGGGGAACAATCGAGAACCACGCCCAACCATTTGAAGCCAAAGCGCAAGTGATTTTGTGGCACGGTTTACGATTATACACTCAATGCTTGGCTCGTTGTACCCCTTCGTTAATATACCGCAGTTGAGCAGTACTTTAAAGTGTCCGTCTTTGAATGCTTTAAGTATTCGCTTACGTTCGTCCTTGGGTGTGTTGCTTGTTACGTATTCGCAAGAAATGCCTGACGCTTTGAATGCTTCGTAAACGTTAATGGTGTGTTGAATATTTACATTAAAAACAACGGTCTTTAAGCCAAATGCTCGAGTCATATACTCTTTAATCACTCCGTCATAAAGTGAGGCTTTATCGAAGTGTCCGAAATTTGACTTGTCCGAGAAGTCATCGCCTGCCTGCTCCAAATCGGAGAAGTCGTCAACCATTTGAAACGCTTTGCATGGAACAAGAAAACCTTGCTCAACAAGTTCTGGCGTGTCAATTTCTTGAACAATATTAGTATAATATTTGTATAGATGCTTTCCGACAGGCGTTGCTGTTGCTCCAATAGTAGGCACGTTTGGTAGTAGTTCAAAAATTCTGCTAAAGTTCCCCATGTGAGCCTCATCTGCTATTATCAACCCAAAGTCGATGTCTGTTAGGCTTGCTTCGAAACGCCGTTTAAATGTTTCAACCATGGCGATAAAAATAGTTGCGTCTTTGTCAACCTTTTTAGTATTGGCGTCAATCATGCAGTAACGAATACCTAGCGGCTCAATCGATTCAATTGTTTGCTCGTGTAATTCGGTTCTGTCTGTAAGTATAAGTACTCTCGTTCCTTTTAGTGCGGCTGCTGCTGCAATAGTAGTAAATACTACTGTCTTTCCGCCTCCAGTTGGTAATACCATTAATTGCCGAAGGTGTTCTTTAAAACCAAGCCTTGTAAGGTCAACAGTTGAGTGTTGGTACGGTCTTAGTTGCATACACCTCCCTGATAAATAATAGTAAGCCCAAGCGCTGTCGCAATCTGTAATTTAATCATGGCGCCCTTGGAGCTCTCGTAACCCCTAAGCATGTATATGCAATCCTTGTGGGTGAAGTCAAGCAAAACAGCAAGGTCGTCTTTCATGTAATCGGCCCAAGTCTTCCAGGCGTCGAATGGAGAAATTTTTATAGGATTAAAAACTTTGAAATTCAGCATCTCAAACAGTCGCTCTGCTTCTTGAAAATTTTCAATAGCCTCTTCAATTGGCAGTCCTGATATTGGACCACTTATGTATATTTTTCTCATAACTTTTTTTGGGTGGATAGGTTGATTAGATTTCTAGTACTTTGTTTTTCATTTTCACTTTTAACGATTCAAGCCCCCCAAGACTACTAATTTCTTGGGGGGTGAAACATCTGTTTACGGTTACTTGAATTTTCTTTTCTGAAAGTGGCTTTTGTTTTCTTCCTGTTTTCATATTATTTATTGATTACTTGTTTAGCCCAAGATTTGAACCCTTCAAACCTTTTCATAATTTCTATTGTCGCCTCATTTTCGATTGGTGGTGTTGCAATTACTACGTTATCAACCCACAGGTTTAGCTTGTCCAATATTGGCGCTTTTTCGGCTTCAATTCTTGCTTTTTCGGCGGCTTCCTGTTCTGCTTCTCGTTTTTCTTTTTCGGCTTTTTCGGAAGCTTCTTTCTCCTCTAAAATCCTAGATTGTTCAGCCATTTTGTTGGCCGCTTCGATAGCTTTTCTATTTGTTTCAATTAGCTGGTCAATCTCGGCGAAACGCTCAAGCAGTTGCTCTTTAGTGTAGACGTATAATTTTTCTACAGTAAGAAATTGGCTTCCTTTGTTGAATTGTTTACCATCTTCAGACTTCGTAAATCCGTTTTCGGTAAGTAGTTTAGCAAATTCAATTATGCGAGTTTTAAGTTCGATTGCTTCTTTTGCTTTAGCGTCTTCTTCAGCGTTTTTGCGTTTTGCATCTTCGGCTTCCTGTTCTGCCAATTTGGCTTTAAGGGCTTCTTTTTCGGCTTTTTCTGCTTCGATTTGGTGTTGGTATTCAACCTTGCGAGTGTTTACGTTTTCACAGACAGTTTCCCAATCGTTATCCGATATTGTGCCAAAATTCAACACCTTCTCTTCTTCAGAAACAAACTGCCAATCATTCAAGAGAGAAACTTTACGAGTATTGTGCAGAGCCTCCTGCTTTTCTTGTCGTTCTCGTTCTTCCTGCTCCTTGCGAATAGCTTCTTGCTTATCAGTGAATGTTTTTTCATATCCAGCAAGAACTATTTCAAACATCTCGTCGGTCAGGTTCAACACGTCTAAGATAGTAACGTTTTCGTTGTACCTCTTTACTTTTTCAAGTCTTAACTCGCCAGTCTTTTGTTTTTGTTCTGCCTCGTGACGTTTGGCAGTTGTTGCCATGTGTTCAGCCATTGCCTCGATTTCTTTGTATTGAGCAACAACCGCTTTTTTGATTGCAAGCAAAACCTCGTCCTCTGTTTTTTGCTCAATCATTCTGATTTTGACATCATCCCTAAGGTCGTCAATTACCTTTTCTTGCGAGCAACGTTCCTTTTTCACGTCAAGACGTATTTTTTCAGCAACCTTCATTGACTCCGAGTCGGTCGGGTCTGAAATGGTTACCTCTGAAAGTTTGGTTTTCCATACTGAAATGGAAGCCATGATATTATTAGACACAGCGCCGATTTCGTTACGCTTTAATTCCGGTAGAGTGTTCAACTCTTCCGCTTCGATTACTTGGATTTCCATTTTCTAGGTGTTTAAGTACATGCAAATATAATAATAAATAATTTATTAAACAAATTATTTTTTATTCTCTTTAAATTTATTCGCTCTTGCCAGCGTTCTTTTTGTTATTAATGCCAATATCTCTTTTCTTTCGGATTCGCTTGCAGTATACATATAGGCGTCAATTTCGGCTACTCCTCGCATCCTTTGGTTTGCGTTATCTTGGTCTTCAACGCTCCACTTTGGATCGGTCATTTGTAGTATTGCCTCGAAATTAATGTGTATGTTCTTAAGCCTTGCCAATATTGCTTTGGCTTGTTTTTGTGGTGCAGAATCAATTGGCGACTTTAAGTATACATTCATAAAGTAGTCGTGCGCTACCCTTGCGTGAAACTCTGCCATGATGTTATCCCATTGGTAGGCGGTAAGCTGAATTAGTTCTTGTTTCATATATCTGTTTCGTTAATGTATTTATTGGTAAAAAGCCCTCTTATATCTATGCGACCCATACAATAAGAATCCCTTACAATCGGCTCTAATGGTTTGGATTCTGTAATAATACTTTCAATTGTGTTAATTACTCGCATTCTTGAAGTTACTGCTTGATGATCATTGAACTCTCTGAATATCTCACAATTCTTTCTTAAAACAGCTACTTGGCCTTTTAGTAATTCTATGTTAATTACTGCACATTCATTTATTTTCATAATATTATTTAAATAAATTATTTATTAAATTTAGATTAAGTTGTTTTACTTTTTTTCTATTCCAAATACCTGTTTCAATATTGCCAATTACGCAATGTCTATTAATATTGTATTCGCCTAATAAATATCTTATTAATTGCTCAGGTTTAGTAAATTGACCTATCAACCCATGTTCTAAAGTATTTTTTGTTATTATTAATTCGTCATTTTGACCTAAAAATACATAAATCGCTTTCTGTTTTTCCATAACTAAATATCGGTTTCGTTTAAATAATCACTTTTATTACCTTCATAATCAAAAGCATCTTGAATTATCGGATCTAATGGGTTGGATTGTTGTTGAAATTCTTGTGCCAAAACATTATTACCATCGGCTTCTGACTTACTCATAAATCTTGCTTCTTTTATTTTCATAATATTCGGATTGAGGATGGAACATGATTGAGACCCTGGTTATCCTTGAAAGTTTTAACTAAAACATCATCAGATCTAACCTCGACTAAGTAAGCCAATGAATTTCCACCTAATTCACAAGGCACATTATCGTACTTCTTAATTTCTAATCCCATGAAAGTCTTAGGTGTTGCTTTCAATCCTAGTTTGTTTATTTTGGCTAGGTCAAACAAATCATGCCCATCATCACATTTTACAATAAGAAACTCATTGTATTTGTGAAGCACCTCGTAATTGTCAATAAAGTCGCCTACTTTGAGGTCTTTAAATTCTTCTTGTGTAATAGTGCTAGTGCCTATAATTTCT